CCACCACCGAGGGATCAGCCATGCAAATGCACCCACTGATGCAACAGCGCGTCGATGTTCTGCGCGTACTGATGATTCGCACCCAGGCAGCGCGCGAGACGTTCGCCCGCCTCGCCGGCCTGGTGATGCCGGAGAAGAAGGTGCGCTTCCAGGTGAAGACGGTCGGCAAGGCCTTCCATGTTGTGGATCTGTCCACCGGCAAGACCAAGGCGTTTCGCTGGACCTACAAGGCCGCGCTCGACATGGCGATTCAGTTCGAGGAAAAGGCCAACCGGCCTGCAGGGGGTGAACAGTGATCGGCGTCCCACTCCCACACCCGCGGGACCAACTGATCGACAACCTCAACCAGCAGCTGGACGCGTTCTTCGGCGCTGGCAAGAAGGTCGAGCAGGTTGCACCAGGTGTCAGTGGCGAACGTGAGCTGATGTTCGGCAGCGCCCACGCCGCCAAGCTGCGCGCCGAGCGCGACAAGCTGGCACCGCGCCTCAAGGCCCTGGCAGACAAGGGCATGACCGTCATCGAGGCAGCGAAAGAGATGGGCATGGAAACGAAGCGCGCCCGCCTCATCGCCCGCGAGAACAGCATCAACTTCCCGGGGCCTCAGTGAAGCGAACCATCAACCGTGCGGCCACGCGCCGTCGACAGACCTGGCTGGACTTGCCCGCCAGCGGAATTGAAGAGGTAGGCCATGGCCAAGACTGGAAAAGAGCGATCGGCGAAGGCCGCCGAGAAGCGGATCGAATACGACGAGAAGGAATTGAGGCACCGGTTACGGCTAGGTACCCGGCAGAAGCTTGATGAACTGATGGAATGGAACGGCATCGAGGAGATGAGCGAGGCGGTGCAGAACTTGATTCTGAACGCGCACGCGCTCGGGGCCACACTGTCGTATCAGGCGATTAGTAGTCCGCGCCACAATGTGCAGATAAGCGAAAACGTGGCGCGAAGGTTCGATATAGAGACTCGCCGTGAGATTGCACGCAACTCAGAATGTGAAATTTTTCCACCACAGGTATGATCAAAATGCCCTCGCTGATTTATTGATTCCTAAGCTGTCCGATACGGAATTGATGATCGAACAACCTTGATGGGTGTGTCCAAACAACGTAATCGTGAAATAGTTTCAACAAACTCTTTTAGTGATTCAAAGGCCATATCTTGATATTTCATCGGCCCAACATGCACAGCTACAACACATTCAATGGGAATTGGAATCTCAACGAACGGAATCAACATATCAGATCGCACTCGGTACTGCGCGATATCTACATGTTCAGATCGCTCATCCAATAATAATCGCCACTCTTGCTCTTCTGAAAAACCCGGATGCTTGACACTTGCAATCAACTTCACAAGATCCATATAGCTTTCTGTGCCGATATACTCAATCCGCCCTGCGTAATCTCGAAGGTCTCGTCCCACTGCTCTCAATGCCTCTACCGTAGGCATAAAAAGCCTCGTTTTAGCTTCTTTTTGATCATAAAGGCATCGTGTAAAATGAACATTCCATTTTTCACTATCGATCTCAATTGAGTACGATCCGTAGGATCTCCATTGACTCAGCAAATCTGCAGTTGCGCTGAATGATAATGAATAAATTGGATGACCAGAAAACTTATTTTCCATTAAAGCTTTGAACTGCCCAACTACATAATCGGTCGCCAACTCGGCATAATCTTTGCTTAGCCGATGAAGTAGCTTGCCGTCATTTATATCCTCCAAAACCATACGCGTTGCGTAGGATACCTCTTCCGAATCATTAAGATATCGCATATCGGTAAGGCGCATTTTGTTGAATTCGAGAATAGATTTTATCGCTGCGACGTCAGTGTAATGAAATAGATTCATTTAAGCTCAGTTCCCTCTCCGGCTCCATGCCGGGCCGAACACAAATACCCCACTTCTACGAATCACGCCAGCCGGCGAGGATTACCTATGCAATCAGCAATCGACTTGTTCGCCGGATTCGGCGGATGGACAAAGGGCGGCCGCAACGCCGGCCTGAAGGTTCTCTGGGCTGCAAACCATTGGCCTGAGGCGGTCGAGTGGCACACCCTGAATAATCCGGACACCATCCACGCCTGTCAGGATCTGCACCAGGCGAACTGGGCGGACGTGCCGAAGCACGATGTCATGCTCGCCTCGCCGTGCTGCCAAGGGCACACCAAGGCTCGCGGCAAGGCTGCCGGCAACCCTCAGCACGACAACTCTCGATCAACAGCCTGGGCGCCGGTACAAAACGCCGAGGTCAACCGACCGGAGTTCGCGGTGATCGAGAACGTACCGGAGTTCATGGACTGGATTCTATACCCCGCGTGGGCTGACGCGATGCAGAGGCTGGGCTACGCGCTGGCGCCGCACATCGTGGACTGCGCCGACCTCGGCGTCCCGCAGCATCGCGTGCGCCTATTCATGGTCTGCTCGCGCAGCAAGGCGCCGCTGCACTTGCAACTCCCACGCTATCAGCACGTGCCAGCCCGCGAGATTATCGACTTCGACGCCGGCAAGTGGTCGCCGATCAATAAGCCAGGCCGAGCCGCGTCGACACTGATACGCGTGAAGAATGGACGCGAGCGCTTTGGTGACCGGTTCGTGATGCCCTACTACGGATCAGGATCAGGGCTGACTGGCCGCAGCCTTGACCGCCCGATCGGCACAATAACCACCCTGGATCGCTGGGCAGTTGTCGACGGCGACATGATGCGCATGATCAGTGCCGATGAGGCTATGGCCGCGCAGTCATTCCCGAAGGACACGCTCCGGCCTGACAACCACAAGCTGACCATGCACATGACCGGCAATGCAGTTCCGCCGCTTGCCGGCCAGCGGATCATCGAGGCGCTCAGAGCTGCTGCTTAAATCAGGGTCGCCGCTCTACTCGAATCGATCAGCGGAATAACGCCGGAACCCTGCTGAGACGCGATCCAGCGGCGAGCCAGCTCAACGTCAAATCGCCAGTTGTGCTGTTTGAACAAAGCGATCGCTGTTCCTGAAATTCGGTAATGCGAGCAGTCAGGGCAGGGGATTTCCTCACTATCTGAAGACTGGATGGCTTTGACGTCTTTCCCACAGATGTAACAGGTCATACCCACCTCCATTGGCTGATCGCTGAACTGTAGCTGATCCCTCACCACACTCCAACGCCCGGGCATGCCCCGGCATAGGACGCCCCATGCCCACAGAAAATCGCTAAGCCTATGAAGGTTGAACGCTCGATAGCGACGAATCGTGTCGTTGTAGCTGAGGCTTAGTTTTAAAAAACTCACGAAATGACATTTATGGTGAATGTTGGCTACCATCAGGCTTCCAATTCTTGGAGCTTTTTCCATGTATCAACTCTACATAGGCCCGAAGGCACTAAACTTCCCGAACTCAGACAAGCCAGGCGCATTCAAACTCGCATCAAAACTAAGCGAAAACGTAGTTAATGCAGGCTCCACCGTAACACTTGAGCAATATATTACTGGATATGGTGCAAATTCAGGCTTCAAAATAATATGCTATATATCAGCTAAAATATTTGACGAATCTGAATCGATACTGATAAGTGCTCTACTGCCCCCCGACGATCAAAGCGAAATGCTCAGATGGGGAAGTCAAACAATGCCGATTAGCAACGGCGGGCACTCTCTAACGATGTCAATGATGAAAAATGAGCTTTGGCCAAAACCAGAAGCCATTTTTGATATAAAAGAGAATTTGAATTTCATAATCACTGAAAGAAGCCTTCCTGCCGCACCTTTCACGTACAAACTAAAAATACGTAAAGATGCGAAGCCCGGTCTTCATTTTATAGTGTTTTATATGACCTACTTCAATGGCTCTGAGTGGATCTGCGAAGAAGAGCGTGTATCAATAAAAATTAATAGTACATTTGAGCGCTACAACACACTCATTTCGGCACTCGCAGCAGCTGCGCTAATAGTTACGATAATTCACGATGGTATAGCGCCCGTGATCGAAACATTTCACGATTGGGGAAAAGTGATAGATGCAAGACACCAGAAATAATTTCCTTGCTTAGTTAAATCACCTTCGTCGTATTTCCAGCGGTTAGGTTCCCTCCAAACCGCTCCCCTCCCCCTTCAACGTCAGCCGCTATAGCGGCAAGGACGAAGTCATGCCCAAAGAAAAGTTGATCGGCCCCGTCGAGGTCGTGCGCGATGAAGACGGGTACTGGTTTCACCCGAACATCCCAGACTTCGACGAAGACGCCGAAGCATGGAAAGCGTGGCTCGATGCCCAATGCCTGAAGGTCACCGGCTACCACATGGATTCCGACTTGGAATCCCCTACTGGGAAGGCAACGCGGCTCATTGCCTGGGCTGGGAGCCTGAGACGCCGGCCGGTCACGGCTGGTTCCTGCTCGGAATTTTCGATACGGACGACGGCCCCTATGTGCAGTGGGCACGACGCGAGTCGACGCTATGATCGCCCTCGCCCGGTTTGCCTACGTGTACTGCTACGACATCCCGTGTGGATGCAGAATCAGGAAGTAAGCGGCTCCTCAGGAGGGCGGCCATCAAGAGCAGGCATAGGATCCATATGGACACCTGGAAGTATGGATGTCCATGCGTCGTAGGCCAGCTTTTGACGCAGCACTGCGTCGTCCCAGCGAACGCCTGTTACTTCTTTGGCGACAACCAACATCATCAGGTGATTCGTGGTCGCGTCGAGGTCCAGTAAGTGTTGATGAGCTGTGAATCGAAAATCATCAATGGAGAACATTTCGCAGGCACTTCTGGATAGGACTGGCTCGAAAATTCGAGCCGCTATTCCTGTAAATTCAGTGTGGCACCGATTTCAAATATTGGATACGCGCAGCCATCTGGCTCAGTTGGATTGACTGTCGATCCAACGCTCCCCAGTCGATATTGCCTCCGCGAGTGCACTTCGATAGTCCGGCCAAGGCCCAGGAATATCGGCGACCGTATTCGCGAGGCCGGAAACCTCGCTTTTCTCCAGAACATGCGCCGCAGAAGGCGCCGAGTCATTTGGCTTATCCCAATCAAATTTCAAAAACAGCTGATGCCCGCGATATTTATGCGTGATCGGCCGATCTACGTTGTGTGGCACGACCCTCTCCCGGTCACCAAATAAGATCAAATTCCACTTGTAACGAATTTTGCGAAGAACCTCTATCGGGGCACTTTGCCATTCCCCTCCCCTCCAAAGTCAGCCGCTATAGCGGCAAGGACGAAGTCATGTCTGAAGAAAAGTTTTTGATCATCCAGCCTCTGCCGGTCGAGCGCGATGAGGACGGCTGGTGGTCGCACCCGGACTACCTATCGGAATACGACGATGAGCTGACTGAGGCGCAGTTTCAGGAATGGTGCCTGCGCCACCAGGTTGAAACGAAAGTCTCCTACATGGAAAGCGACGTTCCTTTCGAGGTTTTCGATGCCTACATGGATGACGGCCAGTGCGATTGTTCGGCGTGGGAAATCCAGCAGCCAGCCGAGCCCGGCTGGTTCATCCTGTCGATCCACGATCACGAAGATGGCCCGGTCTGCGTTTGGGGTCGCCGGGCAGTGCCGGTACCGAAACTGCCAGGTTCGCAGGTGAAGTCATGATCTTCGCCCCGCTCTACATGGCCGACCTGATCTACAGGGGCCCGTGGCGATGAACAACTACCAGATTCTGGTCGGTGATTGCCTGGAGCTTCTGCGGCGGATGCCTGACAGCAGCGTCGACAGCGTCGTAACTGACCCGCCGTACGGCCTGTCCTTCATGGGCAAAAAGTGGGACTACGACGTTCCAGCGTCCGAGGTGTGGGTAGAGTGCTTGCGCGTGCTCAAGCCCGGCGGGCACTTGCTAGCCTTCGCCGGGACTCGCACTCAGCACCGCATGGCGGTGCGCATTGAAGATGCCGGTTTCGAGATCCGCGACATGATTGCATGGGTCTATGGATCTGGATTTCCCAAGTCAATGGATGTGAGCAAGGCGATCGACAAGGCTGCCGGTGCTGAGCGTGAAACTGTTGGCCGGAAGAGCGGCAGAGCCGCTTCACCGGTTGCGGACATGCGCGGCGGAAACTACGCAAACAATTCTTCCAGTCGCATTGATACATCCGCTATCACCGCGCCAGCCACCGACGAGGCCGCCCAATGGGAAGGCTGGGGCACTGCTCTGAAACCAGCAATGGAGCCAATTACAGTGGCGCGGAAGCCTTTCCCCGGCACAGTCGCGGCAAACGTCCTCAACCACGGTACAGGGGCACTGAACGTTGAGGCCTGCCGTGTCGGGGTGGTCGACGCGGATTACGCGCGTAACTGCTCTGGTGATCGCATGGCCGCGGGTACTCGACCAGCTGATGCGCAGGGTGTAACCAGTCTTCGCGCTGGTGGGGGTTCAGCGGCAACCGGGCGGTGGCCTGCCAACCTGATCCATGACGGCAGTGCTGAGGTGGTTGCGCTGTTCCCTGCTCAGGCCGGTGCTGCGGCCCCAGTGAAGGGCTCCGAGCCGACAGCCAACGGCTTCAGCGGTCCGGTCAAGTACAGCGGGATGCGCGAACGGGTGCACGGCGCTTTCCACTCTGACAGTGGGAGCGCTGCCCGCTTCTTCTACTGCGCCAAGACCAGCCGCAAAGATCGAAACGAGGGCCTGCTCAGCTCGGACACTCCCGCTGTCGCCAAGGAAGCAACCATGCGCGACTGCGAGACAGCCGAATGGAGTACTCGAAACGGCAACAGCCATCCCACGGTGAAGCCGACTGACCTGATGGCCTACCTGCTGCGCCTGGTGACTCCGGCGGGCGGCATTGCGCTTGACCCATTCATGGGGAGCGGAAGCACCGGCAAGGCCGCAATGCGCGAGGGCTTTCAGTTCATCGGCTGCGAGATCGACGAGCAGTACGCGTCGATCGCACGAGCGCGAATCGAACACGAAATCACCCGCCAGCAGGAGCAGCAAGCCGAATCCGATCAGCTCGATCTGTTCGGCACCGCCTAACCCCTCCTTCAACTCAACAGCCTGCCGATGTACGGCGGGCGAGGAATTCGTATGTCTGCACTGAACCGCTTTCATGAAACCGCGAGCGATGCACTCGAGCAGATCAGCGCCAGTCTGCCGGCCGGCGCCCAGCTCTGCCTGACCATCTACACCCCCGAGAAACCAGAACTCGACATCGTACTGCAGGACCAAGGGCTCGACCTGAACGAGGTGGTTTCCATCCTGCGCCGGCGCGGCCTGAGCATCGACGGCGACAACGCCTACAAGCGCGACCTCCTGGATTCTGTAGTCGGTGCACTGGCGCTCGGGGCGCAGAACAGCAGCCCGCCACCGGCTGGGCACTGGGGCCAGCGCTTCTGGGATATCGGCCGAGAGGAACGCGGGCAGCACGAAGAGCTGGTGGCGGCGCTGAAACTCACCCGCGAGAACCTCCGCGCCTGCCAGACAACCATTCACCTTGCAGGCGGGTTTGATCCGGCCTACGTCGACGACGCTCAGGCCGCGATGGCATTCGCTGACGCAGTGCTGGCGAAGGTCGGCGCATAACCCATCACCACCTTCTGCCGCCACGCGCGGCATGGAGCATTGCATGAATGAGATATTTAACGCATCGCGGCCCAAGGCCGGAGATGGAGGCTAATCATGGACGGCATACATTTTCTAACGCATGAAGAGGTTTGCACCCTCACAGGAGCTAAAACGAAAGCCGGTCAACTGATGGTACTCAAAAGGAACGGAATACGGCACACCATCAAGCGCAGCGGATGGCCATGTGTTCTGGCATCTGCCTTGACCGGCGAACCGGTAGCAGCAGCAGAAAAACCGAAATGGCAGCCGCGCCTGGTGGGATAAATGGGAAGAAAGCCAACGAAGCCTGACAGTGTCACGCGTCTACGCAAGCGCACACAGCGCAGTGGCACTGTCTATTACTACTACGACACCGGCGGCACTCCGCGAAAAGAAATCCCGCTGGGCAGCGATTACGGAATGGCGATCGTTGAGTACGCCAAGCTAGAGAAGAGCCGCGCATCGTCGGCAATAGTTCAGACTGTGCTGACCTTCGCCTACGTCGCTAAGATCTACATGGAGGAAGTGGTTCCAACGAAGGCGCCGGCCACGCAGAGAGATAACGTCCGCGAGCTGAAGCAGCTACTGAAGTTTTTTGATGATCCACCTGCGCCCCTCGAAGCGATCGAGCCGCAACACATCGTCCAATACCTCAGGAAGCGTGGAAAAGAAGCGCCAATCAGGGCGAACAGAGAAAAGGCGCTGCTGAGCGCAATCTGGAATTTCGCCAGGACAAGTGGCTATACCTCGCTGGCGAATCCGTGCGCAGGGGTAAAGGGCCACAAAGAGACCGGTCGGGATGCCTATATCGAGGATGAGATGTTTGCGGCGGTCTACAAGCATGCTGATCAGCCACTAAAAGACGCGCTTGATCTGTTCTACCTCACCGGCCAGCGCATCGCCGACACGTTGAAAATGGACGAAAAGGATATCCGTGACGACCGTCTCGCGGTCCAGCAGGGCAAAACGCGAGCAAAGAGAAGGATTGAGATTGTCGGAGAGCTGAAGGTGGTGATTGATCGAATCCTAGCCCGGAAGGCGGGACACAGGATCCGTACCAGTAGGCTGATTGTGATGGACAACGGCCAGCCGATGACCAGCAGCATGTTGCGGGGGCGATTTGACGCGGCGCGCGAGGCCGCTGGAGTTGAAAAAGGGGATTTCCAAATGCGAGATCTTCGCGCCAAGGCCGGCACCGACAAGGCGGAGTCAAGCGGCGATATCATGCAGGCCAAGGATCAGCTCGGGCACACTACCGTGGTTATGACGGAGAATTACATACGGAAGAGGATCGGCAAAAAAGTCACCCCGACCAAGTGAGTTGCGGAGCAGGCTTCGAAATTGCGGAGCGAAAATAATAAGGGCCTGCCTGAGAAAACTCACGCAAGCCCTTGATATTCATGGTGCCCGAAGCCGGAATCGAACCGGCACGCCCTTACGAGCGGGGGATTTTAAGTCCCATGCGTCTACCAGTTTCGCCATTCGGGCGGTAGCGCGGTGTTGCTGAACCCTGTTGCCCATTCGCGATCCTGACAGGATTGGCGCTTGAGCGACAGAGGGGGAAATATATACATCACTTCCCGGTGAAGCAAGTTGGCAACGGCGTTTTCAAGACTAAATCTTTTGCCGTGCTGTAAATAAAAAAGCTCCGTAAATCATGGATCTACGGAGCTTGTTTATAGTGGAGGCCGAGGTCGGAATCGAACCGGCGTAGGTGGATTTGCAATCCACTGCATAACCATTTTGCTACTCGGCCTCAAAACATTCGCTGTCAGTAGCACAACAACAAACGCGTACAAATTGGAGCGGGAAACGAGACTCGAACTCGCGACCCCGACCTTGGCAAGGTCGTGCTCTACCAACTGAGCTATTCCCGCTTGGTGTGGCGCATTCTATAGATTCCAGAAGCCCCGTCAACCCTTTGATTCAAAAAAGTTTTATTTCTTTTCTACATCGGTCTTCAGATGAGGCCAGGCAGCGCGAAGGTACTGGACCATCGACCACAAAGTCAGGCCTGCGGAAACCATCAGCAGCGCATAGCCGACAAAAACCCAGAACGTGAAGTCTTTGGGATTGCCCAGCAGAATCACCAGCGCGAGCATCTGCGCGGCAGTTTTCCACTTGCCCAGGTTCGACACGGCGACATGGGCACGCGCACCGAGCTCAGCCATCCACTCACGCAATGCGGAAACAACGATCTCGCGCCCGATGATCACAGCGGCCGGCAGCGTCAGCCACAGGTTGCCATGCTCTTGCACCAACAGGACCAATGCCACGGCGACCATCAACTTGTCGGCAACCGGATCGAGAAACGCACCAAACGGCGTACTTTGCTCCAGACGGCGCGCCAGATAGCCATCCAGCCAGTCGGTTGCCGCAGCGAAGGCGAAGACCGAGCTTGAAGCCAGGTAACTCCATTGGTAAGGCAGGTAAAACAGCAATATGAAAATCGGAATGAGCAGGACGCGGAGAACGGTAATCAGATTAGGGATATTCATCGGCACAACTGGCTACGAGGTGAATGGGCATTCTACTCACTATGCAGGTTTGCATAAATC